CACATCTTTTTGAAATTATAAAGAAGAATGTAGCAGTCGGACTATACACTCCAGAACTACTGGAATGGTACAGTGAAGAAGACTGGAACAAGATGAACGACATGCTGGAGCATGAAAAAGACGAGCAGTACAGCTATGCTGCCATTGAGCAACTGATTGAAAAATATCTTGTGCGTAATCGTAGCACGAAAGAGATTTATGAAACTCCTCAAATTCGTTACATGGTCGCAGCCGCTACGGTATTTCACAAAGAGGAGCCAAACAGCGCAAGGATGCGATATATTAAGGAATATTACAATGCGGCTTCTGATGGACTGTTTACTCTTGCTACCCCTGTTTTGGCTGGCTTGGGCACTCCTACTAAACAATTCTCAAGTTGCGTTCTTATCCGTAGTGATGATGACCTTGATAGCATATTTGCTAGTGGCGAAATGATGGCCAAGTATGCCAGCAAACGTGCAGGCATTGGTCTAGAAATTGGTAGACTAAGACCTCTAGGTAGTCCTATTAGAGGCGGTGAGATCATGCACACCGGCATGATTCCTTTCCTTAAGAAATGGTTTGGTGATTTGCGCTCATGCTCACAAGGAGGTATCCGCAATGCAAGTGCTACTGTATTTTATCCCATTTGGCATCATCAGTTTGATGACCTTATTGTACTTAAGAACAACCAAGGAACCGACGAAACCCGAGTCCGTCATATGGATTATGGGGTTGTGCTGTCGAGTTTCTTCTGGAGAAGATTCAGAAACAAAGAAAACATAACATTCTTTGATCCTAATGAAGTACCTGACTTATATGAAGCGTTCTATAAAGACACTGCTCTCTTTGAAGAACTTTATGTAAAGTATGAAAAGCAAAGTGGTCTACGTAAAAAGACCATGAGTGCTGAAGAAGTATTCAAGAGCGGTATACTAAAGGAGCGTACTGACACAGGTCGTATCTACTTAGTGTTCATCGACAACGTAATGAACCAAGGACCTTTTGACCCCGAGTATCATACTATCTATCAGTCAAACTTATGCTGTGAAATACTTTTACCTACTCGTCCTTTTAAGCGTCTCGATGATGCTGACGGTCGCATCGCTTTATGTACTCTTGGATCGATCAACTGGGGAGCGTTCCGCAACCCTGAGGATATGCGTCGCGCTTGTCGTATTCTTCAGCGCAGCCTGTGTAACATACTTGACTATCAAGACTTCTTGAGTATACAGAGTAAACTATCAAATGATGAAATACAGCCGTTGGGCATTGGTGTTACTAACCTTGCCTACTGGCATGCTAAACGAGGATTAAAATATGGTAATGCAGACAGTCTTGCAGATGTTAAATCGTGGATGGAGCACCAGGCCTACTACCTTACAGAAGCCACGGTTGAGCTTGCCAAAGAAAGAGGCAAGTGTAAAGACAGCGACAAAACTTGGTATGGACGTGGAGTATTTCCATGGGAGAGACGTGCCAAAGGGGTAAACGAGTTAACAGATTTTATACCAGAATTAGACTGGGAACCACTGCGTGAACAAATGAAACAATATGGTGTTCGTAATGCTACTTTGATGGCTATTGCACCAGTAGAATCAAGCAGTGTTGTTATTAACAGTACAAACGGCATTGAGCTACCCATGAGTCTAATCTCCACTAAGGAATCAAAGGCGGGATCGTTTACACAGGTTGTTCCTGAATATCATAAGCTAAAGAATAAGTATCAACTTATGTGGGATCAGAAAGACTGTGACGGTTATATCAAAACTGCCGCAGTACTGGCAGCTTATGTGGATCAGAGTATTTCAACTAATACTTTTTACAATCCTGCACATTTTCCAGATAAAAAGGTTCCTACTACATTGATTGCTAAGAATCTAATGCAGGCTCAGCTGTGGGGGTTGAAAACTTTCTACTATAGTTTGATCAATAAAGCAGGCAGTAGAGCAGTAGAAGAACAGCAGCCTAAATTAAACGGATTCCACGAAGTGCCTTTTAATGGTCATGAGATTGAATTAGTAGATGATTGTGAAAGTTGTAAATTATAATGTTAGAAACTATTTGTGAAGTATTAGAAGACGCTTATAAGCGTAATTGGATCACCAGTCGTGATGGCAACGTTTCAATACGTCACCACGACCGTGATCATTTTTATATCACTCCCAGTGGTGTACGCAAACAGACTCTTCAGCCAGACCAATTTAAAAAGATCAAGATCAATACTTGTATCCATAGCGGCTGTGGTACAGCAGATTTATTATATGCATGGGAAGAACTTCCTTACAGTGATATAAGTTCAAACCTAAAACCCAGCGGAGAATTACCTTTACATTTTGGTCTCCAAAAAGAAATGGGCCAACATCGAGATGATGTGCGAGTAATAGTACACGTACATCCTACATATTGTGTTGCCGCAATGCATGCCGGGATTGATTTAAGTACAGTGGTAGATAGTTTTCCAGAACTAAGCCGTTACACCAAGGTAGCATCAAATGTTGGAGATGTTCCTCCTATCAGTCAGGAGCTCGCAGATCAATGCCACAAGCAGTTAGGGTTAGATAAAAACGGTTTCATTAAATATGACATCGTTGGAATTAAAGGACACGGTGTAGTAGCCATTGATACCAGTCCCTGGCGTGCCTATGAGCACATTGAAAGATTAGAACATATATGCAAGATAGTTCTTGCATCAGGAAAATTCAAGGAGCTTACATGAAAAAATTAATCACAATATTATTGGTCAGTATGATGGCGTTTGCTAGTGCGAGTGCAGAAGCCAAACGCATGGGCGGTGGCAAAAGCATAGGGCAACAAAGTAGTAACGTGAGCAAGAAACAAGCGGCACCTCCTGCACAACCAACACCTCCAACAGCGGCACCTGCACCAGAACCTAGTCGTCCATGGGGAGCCATGTTAGGCGGCTTGGCAGCTGGCCTGGGCTTGGCATGGTTGGCCAGCAGTTTGGGCATGGGTGAAATGTTCGGCAATATCTTAATGGCTCTGTTGATTGGTGTAGCAGCGATGGCAGTGATAGGTTGGTTCATGCGTAAGCGTATAATGACCAGTAACGACAACCTTGCCTATCAAGGACCACAAGCAGGTCCACAAGCAACACAACCCACAAGATTTTCAGGCGGATCAATGATTGGATCAGCATTGACAACAACCACATGGAGCATACCCGCAGGTTTCGATGTGGCAGGATTTGAATCAGTAGCCAAACAAAACTTTACTTTGCTACAACGTGCCTGGGACGGTGCAGATATCGCCACACTCAGCAACATGATGACCGAACCAATGTTGAAAGAAATCAAAGAACAATTGGCACAACGTGATGCCAACGACCTGCACAGAACCGCAGTGATATCTTTATCAGCAAAACTGTTGGGCATAGAAGAAACTGAAGCAGATTATATCGCCAGCGTAGAGTTCACAGGTGTAATACAAGAAACAGTAGGCGAACAAGCTGAACCATTTGAAGAAGTATGGAATATAAATAAATCAAAATCACAAGGTGGCTGGCTGTTGGCAGGAATACAAACCAGGGAACAATAATGAGCAAAAGACAATACAACCTATCTAACAAAACGGATTATGCAAATCGCAAAATGTTTTTAGATCCTGCAGGTCCAGTGACCATTCAGAGATTCGAAGAAGTCAAATATAACAAGATTGCAGACTTTGAAACTACTGCACGTGGTTTCTTTTGGGTACCAGAAGAAATTTCGTTGACCAAAGATGCACAAGATTTTAAGGATGCATCAGATGCAGTTAAACATATCTTCACTTCTAACCTGCTCCGCCAAACTGCTCTTGACAGTTTGCAAGGCCGCGGCCCAAGTCAAATCTTTACTCCGGTCATAAGCCTACCAGAATTAGAAGCACTGGTCTACAACTGGACATTCTTTGAAACTAATATCCACAGTCGTAGTTACAGCCACATCATCCGTAACATCTACAATGTGCCCAAGGAAGTGTTTAATACAATCCACGACACTGAAGAAATTGTTAACATGGCGTCAAGTGTTGGCAAGTATTATGATGATCTGCATAGATTGAACTGCCTTAAAGAAATTGCAGACCCAACAAAAGAAACAGTTTTAGAGCCAGCACATATTAAAGCAATCTATCTAGCACTACACGCAAGTTATGCCTTAGAAGCATTTCGCTTTATGGTTTCATTTGCAACCAGCCTGGCCATGGTTGAGAACAAGATTTTTATTGGCAACGGCAACATTATCAGCCTAATTTTACAAGACGAGCTATTACACAAAGGTTGGACAGCTTTCTTAATTAATCAAGTGGTAAAAGAAGATCCTCGCTTTGCTAAGGCAGCACAGGAATGCCAAGAGGAAGTATTACAGATCTATCGTGATGTTATCCGAGAAGAAAAAGAGTGGGCAGACTACTTGTTTAAGAAAGGTCCAGTGATTGGTCTTAATGCTAACATTCTCAAAGACTTTGTAGACTACACTGCATTGGGTGCCTTAAAGGATATTGGTATCAAGTATTGGAATCCTGCTCCTAAGACTACACCTATTCCTTGGTTTAACAAACACAGCGATACCAGCAAGAAGCAGACAGCACTACAAGAAAACGAAAGTACAAACTATGTAATTGGTGTTATGAGTGATGCTATTGACTACGACGAGCTACCAGCACTGTAAGGACAATTTATGGCTAAGATTCAACAAGACCTAATAGTAATTAAGGTAAGTAAAATTGTTAAAGATAAAGAACCAGACGATTTTTTAATTGCCGATATAGAATTTTTAAAATCATTAGAAGAAGTAGCACAACAACTACTTGGCGATTCAGTAGTAATTGAAATTGAAAGGATTGATGAAAAATGAAAGCAACAGTATGGTCAAAGTATCATTGCCCTTATTGCGATCAAGCAAAAGCATTGCTAAAGAGTAAAAATATTCCGTTTGAAGAAAAGAAAATTGGTGACGGTTTTACCAAAGAAGAATTACTTGAAGCTGTGCCCAATGCTCGCACAGTACCACAGATTTTCTTAGACGGACAATTAATCGGTGGATTTACAGAACTTAAAAAACATTTAGAAGAGGCGGCCTAATGCTATTAGAAAAATCAAAATTTGATAACGGTGACGTTATCAGTTTAAAATTAATTAGTGGTGACGAAGTACTTGGTAAATTTGTCAAGGACGATATGGTCAGTATCACTATTGCAAAACCAGTAATGTTGGCTATGACACAGAAAGGTCCGGCTATGACACCTGTTATGTTGACAGTAAACCCAGACGCAGATTTTACAATAAATAAATCAGCAGTGGTACTTCAAGGTACAACTGTTAAAGAAATTGCAGAACAGTACATCTTTCAAACTACTGGCATTCAACCAGTTAGTGCAGGCAGCATAGTAACAGGATAATAAATGCCTACTATCAATAACCCAGAGAACAGACCTGTCGTCTACGGCACAGATGCGACAGACGATATTTCTGTTGCCATTGATTACACAGAATACTATGAAAGAATAGCTACTGCTCTTGAAACTATAGCAACTAACTCTACCACTGTAGCAACTAACTCTACTACTATCACAACCCATATCAGTAACATTTTAGCCAAGCAGACTATTATTGCTGATAAGCAGACCACAATCGCTGAAAAATCTACAGCAATGGAAACTTATCAAAAGAAATTAAAAGAACTTAGTGAAAGTGCAGGTATTAGAGTAGTAGGGCCATTCGACTCATGGGGTAACATTGCCACTTATAAGTTTTTAATTGAACAGGCAAAGATATTAGATCAAACAAACAAAGCATCTGACGATCTACAGGCAAAGGCCTTAGCTGAAGTTCAGAGATACATAGATCTAATTAATGCAAGGAAATCTTTCTAATGCCAGGAGTAGCCAGAATTGGAGACTCAACTTCAACAGGACACGGCTGTGATGGTACCACTACAGTTATAGGTCCAACTGGCGCCGGCGCAAAGGTATTTGCCAACAACAA